GCAGTTTGAGGAATGGTACAAGAAGAAGTACGGCAAGGAGTACGAATGGAGGGAAGTGCGATGAAGTGAAGAAATCAACGGTCAACCGCACAGTAGGTAACCGCTTTGAAGATGAACTGTGCGGACTGCTGGCAGAGCATGGTTGGTGGGCGCATAACATGGCGCAAAACCAGACGGGACAACCCGCAGACGTGATTGCCGTAAGGAACAATGTTGCGGTGCTGATTGACTGCAAGGTGTGTGCTGATAACCGTTTCGCCCTCTCAAGAATTGAGTGCAACCAGGAAGGGGCTATGACCCTCTGGGAAGCAACGGGCAACGCGTATTGCTACTTTGCAATGAAACTGAATGATGACCGCATTTACATGGTTCCCTTTGATGACCTGCAACTGCGAGAATTACACGGTCAGCGAACAATCACGGAAAGTGAGTTCCCACGGTATGAAACCCTTGCTGAATGGCTGACCAGCATGGAGGGTGCAGGATGATTACAGAAGTAGGAAGCTATCTCAAAATCACTGACCCGTCCCCGGCTATCATGTCATGGTGCAAGGCCAATCTGGAACTCCCCAACCCTGAATACCAGAAGAAGGTGAGGATGCACCTGTGGGTGGGCAACACCCCGAAGCAGCTTACGCTGTATTCTACCAATGGAACTGACCTGATACTTCCGTTTGGCTGTCTGCGGTCAATCCTTCCCCTGCTGGAAGGTGACGTGAGGAAGCTGTTTCGGAAGCCCCACAAGGTTGAGTTCGGCGGTAAGGTTCCGCTGTATGATTACCAGGAAGAAGCGGTTGGAGCGATGCTGATAAACCATTACGGTATCCTGCAATCCCCGGCTGGGTCTGGCAAAACGCAGATGGGCATAGCCCTTGCTGCCGCGCTGGGTGTGAAAACCCTGTGGCTGACCCACACCAAAGACCTTCTCTCCCAGAGTAAGGAAAGAGCGGAACAGTACATGGACGGTTCCCAGATGGGGACTATCACCGAAGGGCAGGTCAATATCGGTAAGACAATGACCTTTGCCACTATCCAGACGATGTGCAAGGTTGATTTAGACCAGTACAAGGATGAATGGGACTGCATCATAGTAGATGAATGTCACCGTGTCAGCGGTACACCTACTGCAATCACTCAGTTTTCCAAAGTCCTGAACGCACTACGGGCAAGACACAAGTACGGCTTGTCTGCCACGGTGCATAGGGCTGACGGTCTTATCAAGGCTACCTACGCAATGCTGGGTGAAGTGGTCTGGACAGTCCCGGATGAAGCCGTGAAGTCCAGAGTGATGACGGTCAATGTAGAACCCAGAGGAACAGGCGTGGGACTCTCCCCGGCGTTCCTGAACAGTGATGGCACTGTGAACTATGCGCGGATGGTAACCTACCTGACGGAGCATAGGGAGCGAAACAAGATTATCCTGAATGACCTTGTTGCAAATGGTGACCATTACAACCTGATTTTGTCGGACAGAGTAGACCACCTGCGGTATCTCTACTCCCAACTACCCCCGGCACTGAAAGCGCAGGCGGCGGTGATTGACGGTAAGATGACCACCAAAGTCCTGAAAGCTGAACGCGCCCAAGCGATTGAGGATATGAGGACTGGGGACAAGAGGTATCTGTTCGCTACCTACTCCCTTGCGAAAGAGGGACTGGATATACCCCGGTTGGATAGATTATATCTGACCACGCCACAAAAGGATTATGCGGTCATCGTACAGAGCATAGGACGTGTGGCAAGAACCTTTAAGGGCAAGCAGCAACCAGTGGCGTATGACTACGTGGATAGCATTAAGCTACTGATAAAGTCCTACAAGAAACGCTGCACCAGTTACCGTAAATGCGGTTGCAATATTATTGAGTAATATCAAGGAGGATATGACAATGGAAGTTATCAGAAAGATTTCTGTGGTTGCTGACGGCAACTACTGTGTGGGTGATGTGATTTCTTTCTCCCTGAATGATGGTGAGGAAGTGGAAGCCCTGGCTGTGAAGCAAGAGCAGGACGGCATGATTTTTGTGCTGGTTGACTGCCTGCGTAAGGAGTATGCGATGAACTGTACCGCTACAAACAAGAGCGGTTATGATGGTTGCCTGCTGCGTAAGAAGCTGAACGGTGAAATCCTTGACCGTTTCCCTGCTGAAATCCGTGAGAAGATGGTTGCGTTCCCCAACGGTGACCTGCTGCGTCTGCCTACTGAGCGTGAGATTTTCGGTGAGAACGTCTGGGGCGAAGCGGAGGATGACAGTGTGGAGCAGTGGGAACCCATGAAGCTGCGTAAGAACCGCATTGCTTTCCAGGGCAAGAACGGCGGTTGGGAATGGTACTGGTTGCAGAACCGCGCTGATGGATACGCTGCCGGTTTCGCCTCTGTCGACTCCGACGGCCTTGCGGACTGCAGCGGCGCGTCTTACGCTAGCGGTGTGCGTCCCGCTTTCAAAATCTAAAATCACGCCACTTTATGTGGCGTGGGATGCGAAGGAGGACACCCCATGACTGATAAAGACAAGCATGAAGTGCTTTGGCTATACGCCCTACTATCCGATATAACTCAGGAACCCGTAGAGTATACCCCTAACGGTATATTAAGTCTGATACGCGAAACCTTGACTGACCGGGAACGGTCAATCATTGAAAAGCGATACCATGATGAAATGTCCCTCAATAATATAGGACGTGAATACGGGCTAACCACTGAACGTATTAGGCAAATTCAAGTCAAGGCACTACGCAAAATGAGAAATCCCGCGCGATTACTCAGATATTCTTCTGTACCCTACACGAAGTACGAAGAAGAATTTGAGAGAAGAAAAGCAGCGGAAGAACAACTCAATAGTGTACTCTCAAACAGTGCTTTGCCTACGGATGTGTTGAAACGCGAAAGTAAGACTCCTACTTTGGAGTTGCATATTGAACATCTTTGTTTGTCAACACGTTCCTATAACTGCCTATGGAGAAAGGGTATCAAGACGGTCAAGGATTTGCTGACTTTAGAAAACGAGTGGGATTTACTCACTATTCGCAATCTGGGCGCAAAATCTGCCGATGAAATACTCAATGCAGTACACAGATTAGGGTTGAAAATGAAATGGGAGGATACAGTATGAGATTTACCATTGACAAACCCATACGTCTGATTGAACTGTTCGCAGGAGTAGGTAGTCAGGCAATGGCGTTGCGCGACATAGGCGCAGATTTTGAACACTACCGAGTGGTAGAGTTCGACAAATACCCGGTTGCCAGTTACAACGCAATTCACGGCACGAACTTCCCTACGATGGACATTACGAAAATCAAGGGTTCAGATTTGGGCATCGTGGATGTTGACCGCTTTACTTACTTACTTACTTACTCATTTCCTTGTCAGGACTTGTCAGTGGCAGGTAAAGGTGGCGGCATGACTAAGGGCAGTGGCACACGGTCTGGTCTGCTTTGGGAGGTTGAAAGACTTCTTAATGAAACGGACAATCTGCCCCAGGTTCTTGTGATGGAGAACGTACCCCAGGTACACTCTGCTAAGAACATGCCTGATTTTCAGAACTGGCTGAACTACCTTGAGTCCAGAGGTTATAAGACCTTTTGGCAGGATTTGAACGCTATGAATTATGGTATTCCCCAGTCCAGAAACCGCTGTATTGCGGTAAGTATTCTGGGTGACTTCCAGTTTGACTTCCCAGTATCTATCAGTTTGACTACCGTGATGGCTGATTATCTGGAAACGGACGTAGACGCAAAATACTACGTTACCTCCGACAAGGCAAAGGAACTGATTGACCGTTTGGTATCCAGCGGAAAGATTAAACCTGCGCTCATTGGTCAGGGGAGGGAAGGTATCATCTTGCGTAACTGCGGAAGTTCCGATGACAGCCGTACCCCAAATGCAAGACACGCGGACGTTGCAGCAACCCTCTTGTCCAGAGATTACAAGGGACTTAGCAACTATGGAAGCAATGCCGTCCTTGAGTGTCAGAGAATTAGGGTTCATAGAGAAAGGAACGGGGAAACACCAGAGTAACACGGTCTACGGTTCGGATGAATTGAGTCCAACCATTACCGCTGTATCCTGGAAGGAACCGTTAAAGGTGATTGAATGTCAAAAGATACTGAAAGCAGATTTTTAGGAAGTCTGTATGGACATGGCACTGGATATGCAGGTGCAGTCTGGGACACGCAAAGTGTCTGCCCTACCTTGAATACGATGCAAGGGGGGGGGCGGCAACCTCATATCGTGGAAATTGCCAGATTGGAGAAGCCTATGAGTAATACTGTAGCGTTAAGAATGGTTCGTACCGAGGAAGGAAAGAAGTTGCGTAAGGCATACGAAGCGCACGAAGTCCATCACGGTTTTAACGAACACCGAGAAGCTGAACCCCGGACCGATGGTCTGTGTAACACAATCAGTACCGTACAGAAGGATAACTACCTTCTGGAAACGGGAACCGTGGAGAATGTACCTGACGTTTTTCAGAGGTTCGTCTATGAGATTGACGGAGAACTCTATCTCATTCGTATCCGCAAGCTGACCCCTCTTGAATGTTGGAGATTGATGGGTTTTACGGATACGGACTATGAGAAAGCAGCGTCCGTTGTAAGCAACACCCAGCTTTATAAGCAGGCTGGCAATAGCATTGTCAAGCAGGTGCTTATGGCAGTGTTCTCCCAGATGGTTGAACCGCAGGACAACAAGACGGTTCTCAAGCGTAAGACCCTGGCCCTTCTTGACCTGCTATAAATTTTTTTTCGCTTAAAAATCTTCAATCCTTATCTGAGGAAAATTGGATTTAGAGCAAAGGAGAACCCATGATAGAAAACACTTACATTTTCGACTGTGAGGTTTTCGCCCATGATTGGCTGTTCGTATTCAAGGAGTTATCCACTGGACAGTACACAGTTATCCACAATGACAATGACGCTGTTCTGGCGTTCATGGAGCAAGACCCCTTCCTGGGAGGGTTCAACAACAAGCACTATGACAACCACATTCTCAAGGCGGTCATGGTTGGGTTGACCCCGGAACAGGTCAAGGAAGTCAATGACCTTATCATCGTGGAGGAAATAGACGGCTGGGACATTCCCCTGCTGCGTGACTACAGGGTGTACTTCCATAGCTTTGACCTGATGGATGACTGTCAGGACGGCACTTCCTTGAAGGGCGTTGAAGCCCACCTGGGTATCCCCATTGAGGAAACGGAAGTGGACTTCAACATCACCCGCAGACTGACAGCAGAGGAACTTGAGCAGACCATCAAATACTGTAAGTATGACGTGGATGCTACGGAAATCCTCTACAAAATCAGGGTGAACTACCTCAAGAATAAGGCTACTCTGGGCAGAGTCCGAGGGATTGACGAGCGTAAGGCTATGTACATGACCAACGCGAAGCTGACCTCTGTGTACCTGCAAGCCCAGAAGCCCCGTACCCCGTGGACAGATGAACGGAACTATCAGTACCCGGACAAGCTGCTGCGTGAGTACATCCCGCAGGAGGTCTTTGATTTCTTTGACCGCCTGCATGACCCTACCGTACCAGACATTGACCTGTTCGGAGGTTATGACGAACACGGTAAGAAGGTCAAAGGCGCAAGCCTTGAAATCATGGTGGGTGTGTGTCCCTGCACCATCGCCTACGGCGGTATCCACGGTGCAATTCCTACCTACACGGAGGAAGCTACGGACACCCGCTCCATTCGCAACAAGGACGTTGCGAGTTACTACCCGCACCTGATGACCATTCCGCTGTCCGCAGGTCAGAAGTACGGATTTTGCAGCCGAAACATCCCGTCCCCGGAAGTCTTTGTGCAGACCCTTGAGGATAGAGTTAAGGCTAAAAAGTCTGGCGATAAGGATACGGCAAACGCGCTCAAGCTGGTACTCAACACCACCTACGGCACGATGCTCAACGGCAAGAACGGCGTATCTTACAATGACCTGTATGACCCGCTGATGGGACGGTCAGTGTGCATCACTGGACAGTTGCTTCTGCTGGAACTCTCCGTACACCTGGTACGTGAGTGTCCTACCTTGAAAATCATCCAGCTTAACACGGATGGTATCATGGTCAGCTTTGATAACTCCGATGAAGCCAAGTGGCAGGAGATTACGCAGGAGTGGCAGGATAGGACGGGCTTTGAACTGGAAGAAGATTTCATCCAGAAGATAGTCCAGAAGGACGTGAACAACTACGTGGAAATCCCCGTGGGTGGCGGCAAGCCGAAGGTCAAGGGCGGTCAGCTTGTCAGAGGTATTCTGACCAACGCCAATATGGACTTTACGGAAATGGGTCTGCCTGCATGGGACAACATGAACGGCGGCGCGTTCAACATCAACAACAATGCGGTGGTCATCGCAAGGGCTATCCAGCAGTTCTTTGTAGACGGTACTTCCCCAGAGGAAACGATTGCTGCCAGTGACAACATACTGGACTTCCAGTTGATTTCCAAAGTAGGCGGTAAGTACAGCACGTGCTACCAGATGATAGGGGAAGAAAAAATCCCTGTCCAGAAGGTGAACCGGGTGTACGCCACGGATGACCTGAACTGCGGCACTCTCTACAAAACCCATTCAGTGACAGGTGCAGACTCCAAAGTGCCGAGTCTACCCAAACACTGCATCGTGGATAACAACAACCGACTCTCTATTGATGTGGTTGACCGCAGATGGTATTTGAAGCAGGCACAGAAGTACATCAATGATTTCATGGGTGTAAAGCCGCCACGGAAGAATACCCGCAAAATCAACACCATCAAGAAGAAAACCCTGGCACTATTAGAAAATCTCTAAAGGAGGATATACCCATGAAGAAACTGTTTATCTCTCAGCCCATGCGTGACAAGACGGATGCTGAAATCCTGGCTGTGCGTGAGCAGGCTATCAAGTCTGCGGAAAAGCTGCTGGGTGAGGAAGTGGAGGTCATTGACTCCTTCTTCCAGAACGCACCTGCGGAAGCGAAACCCCTGTGGTATCTGGGCGAGTCCCTGAAACTGCTGGCAACTGCCGATGTAGCCTATTTCGCTAAAGGCTGGCAGGAAGCCCGTGGTTGCAAGATTGAGAACACCTGCGCCATTGAGTATGGCATCACTGTAATTGAAGATTACAAGAAATAAGGAGGATTATAGCAATGGCTAATATCTATGAGGGCATGAACGCCCGTCAGAAGCTGGCAAAAGCGCGTCTGTATTTCCTGAACCAGAAGGTGCAGAAGTCTGGTAAGAACATGCACCTTGAGTTCAAGTATTTTGAGTTGGAGGACATTGTACCCCCGGCAATCCGCATTTTCGCCCGTGTGGGTCTGACCACCAATATCCAGTTCACTAACGAGATGGCGATGATGAACGTCTACAACGTGGACAATCTGGATGAACCCCCGGTTACCTTTGTGGTTCCCTACCGCGAGGTCAAGCCCATTATCAGCAACCAGGGCAAGGAAGTCACCAACCCCATGCAGGCGTTGGGTTCCTCCATCACCTACCTGCGCCGCTACCTGTGGATGGCTGTGCTGGATATTACGGAGCCTGATGACGTAGACGCTACCCTGGGTTCCGAGGACAACACCGATGAACCTAACGAGTTCGCAGAGGAAGCCGCTGCCGCCGCTCCTGCTGCCAAGAAGGGCAAGAAGGAGAAGAAAGCCCCTGCTACTACCGCAGAGCGTCAGGAAGCCAAGAAGGAACTGACCGGGGCTGACGGTGCTGCCACTGAGGAACAGATTGCCGAACTCAAGACCCTGTGCCGTGACCTGATGGACAAGGACGAGGAACAGGAGGAATTTGTTCAGCAGATTGCGCTGAAAACCGATGGCTTTACCAACATCGCCGCGTCTGCCTGCGTTGAACTCTGCAAGAACATTGCGGAAATCATCTCCCAGTACGGAGCGTAACGATGGCTGATATGGTCAACCATCCTTCCCATTATGAAACCGGGAAGTTTGAGTGCATTGACGTGATGGTAGAAACGCAGGGCGTGGAGTCCACCATTGACTTCTGCATTTGCAATGCACTCAAGTATCTCTACCGTCACAAGAGAAAGAACGGTCTTGAGGATATTAAGAAAGCACGTTGGTATCTGGACAAGGCTGTGGAATTGGAGGGAACCAAAGATGCGGAAACTCAAGCGTAGTGTGGCACGTGCCAACATGAAACGTGCTGGTTACCAGCACATCAACCGTAAGGGCGCAAATGGTCAGAGTTTCTTTTCTCTGAACTGGCGCAAGTTCGTTTACTAAGATAAGGAGGACAATTCTATGAAGTGGAATGACAATAACACCATTTCCATCACACCCCCGGCGAAGCCTAAGAAGTGTACGGGTACGCGTTTCGCCGCCATTATGGGTCTGAACGCGTGGACTACCCCGTTCAATGCCTGGTGTGCAATCACCCGTACCTATGAGGAACCTTTTGAGGATACCATCTACACCCTGGCAGGTAAGGCTATCGAACCGAAGCAGGCTGACTACATGAAGGAGAAGTATTTCTGGAAGAACCTGACCTCTCCTACCGATGTGTACGGAGCGGACTACTTCAAGAAAACCTGGGGCGATTTCTTCAAGGATGAACCCATTTTCGGCGGCATGTGGGACTACCTGTTCACCGATAAGAACGGCAAGCCTACCACGGTGCTTGAGATGAAAACCACGAAGCGCAGTGAGGACTGGCTTGAGGATATTCCTGAATACTACGCTTTGCAGGCTGCACTGTACGCCTGGTTGCTGGGTGTGGATGACGTTATCATGGTCTGTACTGTCCTTGAGGACAAGGACTACCAGAACCCCGAAGCGTTCATTGTAACCCCGGACAATACCTTTGAGCGTTCTTTCAAGGTATCGGAGCGTTACCCGAACATGGCTAAGACCATCAAGAAGGTGGAGAAGTGGTGGAAGGAACACGTGGAGGGCGGCGTTTCTCCGAAGTATGACGAGAAGAAGGACGCTGAAATCCTCAAGGTTCTCCGCGCAAACAACCTGTCCCCGGACAGTGACCTTGATGCGATGATTGCCGAAGCGGAGCAGTTGCAGGCGAAACTGGACAAGGTTGCAGAGGAAACCGCCGCTGATGAAAAGCGGCTGAAAACCCTCAAAGACCTTATCAAGGAAGCCTGTACCGCGAAGTTCCGCGATGGCGATAAGCAGGTCATCATGGAGGGTTCCAAGTATAACTGGGTTACTTCCCGCAGTGTCACCAAGAAGATTGATGAAGCTGCGATGAAGAAGGACGGCGTACTGGATAAGTACAAGACTGCTGAAACTGTTACCTATCGTCTTACACTCAAAGAGAAGGAGTAACCATGTACATTAACCCATTCGTTTTCGGTGTACTGACCACCCTGTTTGTGGAAATGGCACTGTATATCGGCGTTATGGTCTACGTCAACGTGTCCTGCGCCTACAAGAGCAAATATTCTAATCACAATAACAACGCCAAACGGCGTTCTCAAGGAGGAAATTACAATGGCTAAGATTGGTCTGACTGATGGTTTTTCCCTTATCCCGAAGGGTATTCACGTTTTCCTGATTACCGAAGTCAAGTACAAGGAGGACTTTGGCAAGATGGAAGTCACCATGCAGAACGCGGCTGGACAGAAGCACACTGAACGCTTCTCCCTGCTGAACAAGGACGGCGAACCCAACCAGGGCGGTCTGAACGCGTTCTCCTATTTCGCTAAGACTGCGCTCAACGATTATGGTCTGACGGAAATTGACCATGAGGATTTGGTTGGCTGTTACATCCGCTGTGAAGTTGACCATGAGAAGGTTGAGAGCAACCGCACTCCCGGCAAGTATCTGGATTTTGTACGCCTGGGCAATAAGGAACCCGCTGACGGTTTTGACACCCCTGCTGTTGAGAAGTCCGCTCCTGCGGCAAAGACTACCGCTGCCCCTGCCAAGAAGGATAAGAAGTTTGACCTGAACTCCATCCTGGGCTAACCCCTCAACTAAGCTGCGGAGAGGGAGAGTTCTATACTCAACCTCTCCAATGCTTCTATTCTGAATTAAGTTCTGAAAGAAACGGAGAGTGCTATATGAGCAATATCAAGAAGAAAGACCGCGTTGCCCGGTTTACATCCATCATGGGTGAAGTAATGCCCTTTGAGCAGGTAGCAATCCTGCGTGATAACCTGCTGTCCCTGGGGTTCTTTGACGCTCCTGCGTCCACGAAGTATCACGGTAACTACCCTGGCGGCTTGTTCGACCATAGCCTGCTGGTAACGGAGTCCCTGCTGATGCTGACCCGCAAGCTGGGTCTGAAATGGGAACACAAGCGTAGTCCCTACATCGTAGGTATGTTGCATGACCTGTGTAAGTGTGACCAGTATGACCGCAAGCCTGACGGTTCCTTTGAGTACCGCAAGAACCTCATTCTGACAGGTCATGGCGATAAGTCCGTTATCATCGCGCAGAAGTGCATTGACCTGACCGGGGAAGAAATGCTGTGCATCCGCTGGCACATGGGAGCCTATGAGGGTGAGAGCGTATGGAACAATGTTGGTGCTGCCATTGAAAGCTGCAACAACGTCCTGTTTACCCATACCGCTGACATGATGGCATCGCGTATCTTTGGCATCTAAAGGAGGAAACAACCATGAAGCTTATGATAGCCGTAGTGGTTCTTCTGATTTTCTACACGGTTGTCCTGCTGCTGGGCTTTATCGCTGGGGTAGTAGCAACCGCTCAATTACGTAACTACATGAAGGAGGAACACAAACATGAACGGTAATGAGTATCAGAACCTTGCTATCCGCACTTGCAGTATCCCCTATGACCAGAAGGAAGATATGCTGCGTCACGCAGTCTTTGGTCTGGCATCCGAAGCTGGCGAAGTGGCGGGTATCATGCAGAAGGTGTACCAGGGGCATCCCTTTGACAAGGAGCATGTCAAGAAGGAACTGGGCGATTGTCTGTGGATGATTGCGGAAGCCTGTTTCGCGCTGGACTTCACGATGGATGAAGTCATGCAGCTTAACATTGACAAGCTGAAAGCCCGTTACCCGGAGGGTTTTACGGCTGAAAACTCTCTGCATCGCAAAGAGGGCGATGTGTGATGAACTTCCACAACATCACCCATGATGACATGAACAACGGTGACGGACTGCGGGTAGTCCTCTGGGTAGCAGGGTGTGAACACCACTGCAAGGACTGTCACAATCCCGTCACCTGGAACCCTGACGATGGAGCAGAGTTCACCTTGAAGGACGCGGAAGAAATCTTCCATGACCTTGAAAAGGACTATATTGCAGGCGTGACCTTCTCTGGCGGTGACCCGCTTCACCCGGCGAACCGTGAGGACGTGATGAACCTGATTGACTTCATCAAGAACCTGTACCCCGGCAAGACGGTATGGGTCTACACGGGGTACACATGGGAAGAAATCATGGAGATTTCCGAACTGCTGACCCTGATGGAAAAGGTGGATGTACTGGTTGACGGGCGGTTCGTTACCGAACTGAAAGACGTGACCTACCCCTGGGCAGGCAGTACCAACCAGCGCGTCATTGACGTTCAGAAAACTATCAAGGAAGGGAGGGTCATACTCCATGAACATCATTAAGAAAGACGGCACACTGGAACCCTTTGACGGACAGAAAATCGTGAACGCTGTCACGAAGTCTGCTTCCCGCGTCATGGTGACCATCACGGACACCCAGTTCCACGATATTGTAGCCGCAGTCATCCGTATCATTGAGCAGCAGGGTCTTGAGGAAATCCCTGTCAGTGAGATGCACAACATCATGGAGCAGGTTCTTGAGGATTTCAACCCGAAGGTTGCGAAGTCCTACAAGGACTACCGCAATTACAAAAAGGACTTTGTTCACCTGATGGATGAAGTCTACATCAAGAGTCAGTCCATCCGCTTTATCGGTGACAAGGAAAACGCGAACACGGACTCCGCACTGGTAGCCACGAAGCGTTGTCTGATTTTCAACGAACTCAACAAGCGTCTGTACCGCCGCTTCTTTATGACGAAGGACGAGTTGCAGGCTTGCAAGGATGGCTACATCTACATCCATGACCAGTCTGCCCGACTGGATACCATCAACTGCTGCCTGTGCGATGTAGGAACCATCATGCAGGGCGGCTTTGAGATGGGCAATGTCTGGTACAACGAACCCAAGTCCCTTGACACGGCGTTTGATGTGCTGGGTGACATTATCCTGGCTACTGCATCCCAGCAGTACGGCGGGTTCACTGTCCCGGAGATTGACAAAATCCTCTCTCCCTACGCGGTCAAGTCCTATGACAAGTACCGTGAGGAATACATGGACATGGCTTTCCGTCTGATGGCTGACTACCATACCGCAGAGCAGCAGAGCAAGGAATACGCCATGAACAAAGTCCAGCGTGATTTTGAGCAGGGGTTCCAGGGCATTGAAATGAAGCTGAACACCGTGGGCAGTTCCCGTGGTGACTATCCCTTTGTGGCAATGACCTTTGGTCTGGCTACTGATGCTTTCGGTAAGATGGCAAGCAAGACCTTCCTGCGCGTTCACCAGAACGGTCAGGGTAAGCCGGGTAATAAGAAGCCTGTCCTGTTCCCCAAGCTGGTATTCCTCTATGACAAGAACCTTCACGGTGAGGGCTGTATCAATGAGGATGTGTTTGAAGCTGGTATCCAGTGCAGCGCAAAGACCATGTACCCCGACTGGCTGTCCCTGACGGGTGACGGCTATGTGGCAGAGATGTACAAGAAGTACGGACGCGTGGTATCCCCTATGGGTTGCAGAGCGTTCCTGTCCCCGTGGTATGAGCGTGGCGGCATGACCCCGGCTGATGAAGATGACAAGCCCGTGTTCGTGGGACGCTTCAATATCGGAGCGGTCAGCCTGCACCTGCCTATGATACTGGCGAAAGCCCGTCAGGAAAGCACTGACTTCTACAAGGTGCTGGACTACTATCTGGAAATGATTAGGAACGTCCACAAGCGTACCTATGAGTATCTGGGTGAAATGAGGGCAAGCGTCAATCCTATCCAGTTCTGCGAAGGTGGTCTGTACGGCGGTCATCTCAAGCCCTCCGATAAGATTAAGTCCCTGCTGAAACCCATGACTGCATCCTTTGGCATTACTGCCCTGAATGAGTTGCAGCAACTTTACAACGGCAAGTCCATTGCAGAAGATGGTCAGTTCGCCCTTGAGGTTATGGAGTACATCAACCAGAAGGTGAACCAGTTCAAGCAAGAGGACGGCTGGCTGTACGCTATCTACGGCACTCCCGCTGAAAGCCTGTGCGGATTGCAGGTTGAGCAGTTCCGCAAGATGTACGGCGTGATTGAGAATGTGTCCGATAAGCCCTATGTCAGCAATTCCTTCCACTGCCATGTCACGGAGGAACTGACCCCTATCCAGAAGCAAGACCTGGAAGGACGGTTCTGGAACCTATGCAACGGCGGCAAAATCCAGTATGTCCGCTATCCCGTCAGCTACAACATTGACGCAGTTCGTACCCTTGTGCGCCGCGCAATGAAGCTGGGCTACTATGAGGGCGTGAACCTGTCCCTTGCCTACTGTGATGACTGCGGTCACCAGCAGCTTGAGATGGATACCTGCCCTAAGTGTGGCAGTACCAACCTGACGAAGATTGACCGCATGAATGGCTATCTGTCCTATTCCCGTGTTCACGGGGATACCCGCCTGAACGCTGCGAAGATGGCTGAAATCGCGGAACGGAGGTCTATGTGATGCTGGAATACACCGTATCCAAAGAAAAGGGTAGCAACCGCTACTATGTGTGCCGGGTAGGAGAGGAACGCGTTCCTCTCTCCCGCCGCTTCACTGATAAGAAGAAAGCCCTGCACCATGCGGCTGACATGGAGGGCATGGACTACAAGGAGTACATGGGACTCTACAGAAAGGAGAAAGCAAGCCATGATTAAGATTGAGAAAGCGGATGTGAGCGGCTGGGAAGCTGCTATCCGTGGTATGAGAAATCCCCTGAACAGTTGGGATAAGTCTGATAGCCACTGGTGCAACGGTGAGGATTGCCCTATGGTAGAAAACCAGCATGAACCCGCCTATGACTGCGCGGAGCGTACTTACTGCCTGGGTGAGAAAGACCTTGACCTGATGAAGCGTCTGGTTAAGGCTGGCAGTGACCACGGTAAGTTCATGCGTATGCTGCTGGTCACCGTGGACGTGACCGCGCCCTTCTACTGGTGGAAGGAATACGATACCTACAAGGTGGGAACCGTGGCTAACTCCTGTTCTACCATGCACAAGATTACTTCCAAGCCCATTGAACTGTCTGACTTCTCTATGGATGATTTCTATATGGATGACATTGGCATTGACCTCAAGGACATGTTCATTGGTGTAGTGGCTGACTGTGAACACCTGCGTAATAAGTATCTGGAAACGAAGGACAAGCGGTACTGGCGTGGTCTTATCCAGCTTCTCCCCAATTCCTACAATCAGAAGCGCACCCTGCTTCTGAACTATGCGGTGCTGCGGAACATCTACCACTCCCGGAAGAACCACAAGCTGACCGAATGGCACACCTTCTGTGCATGGGTGGAGAGTCTGCCCTATAGCGAACTGATTACGGGAGGTACGGGCAATGATTAACGCGAAGGGTGAAACCATATACACCAGCGCGGAAATTGCCTATGAGTTAGGGTTATCCCCGGCTACGGTCAATGCTGTAGGAAAACGTCTGTTTGGTAGCGGCAGAGTACCGCACTGGACTATCAATGACGCAAAGTTGATTTGCGAGTACATCAAGTCCATTTCCGTTGAGGAAGATGCAAAGAGGTTGGCGGCACTGCATGAAGTGGTTGCGTCAATCATGGGTGACCAGAAGTTCACCGATGCTGATACCAAAGAACGGGTGAATAAGGACATTCATATCAGATAAGGAGGACGGGATTATGGACTATTCCAGAATACCTAATGAATTAAAGAATATGAAGCAGTGGGTGTGTACCTGGGACGGTTCCAAAATCCCCATGAAAGCCTTTGAGCGTAAAGCCGCTTCCTCCACTGCACCTGATACCTGGGCTACCTTTGAGCAGGCGCAGGCTGCGGTGGAGGGCGGTCACTATGACCAGATAGGTTTTGTGTTTGCGGATACTGGGCTGGTAGGTATTGATATTGACGCAGGCTTTGAGGATGGTCTTATGACCCCTCTGTGTGCGGATATTATGAAAACCTGCCACTCCTACAGTGAGAAGTCCAGAAGCGGACGCGGCGTACACATTCTGCTGCGGGGCAATCTCCCCTTCACGGGGAGAAACAACCTCAAGGGCGTAGAGATTTACCGGGCGCGTAGGTTCTTCATTATGACGGGCAAGGTCATTCTGTTCCCTGAAATCATTGAGAACCAGGAAGCCATTGACTACGTGGTGCAGAAGTATTTCCCGGAAGGTGAAAAGTCCAGCAGCAACGGCAAGCCGCTGGTGCAGAAAATCTACTCCCCGCAGTTCCGCAAGCCAGAGGGCGGCAAGGTCTTTGTCAGACCTGACTACCCTGAAATTCTGTCAGGTGGCAGAAACATTTCCCTCACGTCCCTTGCAGGGGCGATGCACAATACTGGTTACAGCAAAAACCAAATATTTAGAGAACTGTGCTATGTGAACCAGACATGTTGCACCCCACCCCTGCATGAGCGTGAGTTGGAAACGATATGTGACAGCGTTACAAGATACAGGAGGTAACTACTATGCTGGCTATTATTCAGGTTGGACACAATGACGCGTCTGACCGTTATATCAGAAACAAAGTGAAAGCCGTGATGCAGGCGGGTATGACCGCAGAAGTCATTAACCTGCCTGAAACCTGTACCACTCTGGACGTTCTGGACGCAATCACGCTGATTGGCAGAAGTTCAGAGTGCAGGGCTATCATGGTACAGCTTCCCCTTCCTGACCATATCAACAAGGAAGTAGTGCTGCGGAGCATCCCGGAACACATGGACATTGACGGGCTGAACCCCAAAAGCGAACACAAGCCCCTCACTCCCTGCGCTATCATGCGCTGGTTGAAGGAGCAGCACATCCGACTCCCCGGCAAGAATGTGGTCATCCTGGGCAGAAGTGAGTTGGTGGGTAAGCCCCTTGCTAACCTGATGATTGACGCAGGCGCAAGCGTGACGGTGCTGAACTCCCTCACAGAGGAATGGTTCAGAAGAAACGCCTGCTACACTGCTGACATTATCGTGTCTGCGGTTGGTAAGTGGGGAACCGTGTTCCGGGACTACGTGAACAACGGGAAGAAGATGGTTGTCATTGACGTAGGCATCAACCGCGACAATGACGGTAAACTGTGCGGCGATGTGTCGCACCTTGCAAAAGCACTGGTAGAACAGAACGGCGGTATCTGTACTCCCGTCCCTGGCGGCGTGGGTAAGTGGACTGTCCGCGAACTGGTTCTCAGACTGGCAGAAATGGAGGGTAGGCATGGCACGAACATTATACCTGAATGATGGTTCGACTGAATACGTCTTTGCCGGGATGACGGAAGAAGATGTACTGAAAAAGATTATCTATGAGCGTCTGGGTAGGGACTGCGAAGAACTGTACGATGAAGTGATTGCAGAATACCGCTCCACTGACCCAGAAGATTATGAGCGCATTGCAGACGGGTATCACAATACCCTGGTGAATGTGCTGAACGAACTGGAAGCTGCACTGGCAAAACCCCGGTTGAACCGCAAAGAGGTTGAGCAAATTTGCAGTAATCTTAGAAGGGAGGTTTAACCGTGGCTGATGAATTGTTTCAGCTTTCCAATGGACGCTACATCACGTCTGAGGAAATCAGTAAGAAGATGTACTACATCAAGTCCGTTCACCCGGAACTGCCCTATCAGGAGAACTCCACGGGGTATAGCTGGGATGAAGCAGGCATGGCTGACCTGTTCAGTGAGTGTTATCAGAACGATACCCGCTACTGTGCAGAAGCTAAGTCCTGGTTCACCTATGACTCTGGCAGATGGCAGAAGGACGTGGGTTCCCTACTGGTAGCTGCCAAGATTAAAGAGTTCATCCGACTCATGGCGTTGTACTGTGGTGAAATCGCTGACGATGAAAAGCGTAAGCAGTACATGTCTTTCGTGGCGAAGATGGGTGACCGCCGCTTCCGTGACCGACTGATGAAGGACGCTGCGGACAGTATGCGTATTGAAGCAGAACAGTTTGATACTCACCCGTATCTGATTAACTGCAAGAACGGAACCTATGACCTTGAGAGCATGGAGTTCCGTGAGCATAGATGGCAAGACTTCCTGACCATGCAGACCAACTTTGAGTACAGTGTACAGGATGTGCGCTGCGAGCGTTGGGAGAAGTTCATTCAGGAAGTTACCCAGAACGATTATGAGAAAGCGGACTACCTGCAACGCGCTCTGGGTTATTCCATTCTGGGAACCAGCAAGGAGGAATGTATGTTCATCCTGCATGGTAAGACCACCAGAAACGGCAAGAGTACCATGCTTGATGCAATTCAGCACTTGCTGGGTGACTACTCTACCGTTGCCCCGGTTGAACTCATTTGCCGCAGTGACCGCGCGAAGAACGCAGAAGCAGCTAATCCTGTGCTGGCGAAGTTGAAGGGTAAGCGCATGGTCACCATGAGTGAGTCTGATACGGCGGGTAAGCTGGATGAAGCTACGATTAAGCAGTACACGGGCGGTGAGGACATTACCGCGCGAGAACTGTATCAGAGTGCTATCACCTACAAACCGCAGTTTACTATGTGGCTGTCCTGTAATGACCTGCCTGCTGTAAAGGATAAGAGTCTGTTTGCTTCTGACCGTGTGCGTGTCATTGAGTTCAACAGACACTTCACCGATGCAGAACAGGACAAAGGCTTGAAGGACTACTTTGAAAGCCCAGAAGCGATGAAGGGTATCTTTACCTGGCTGATTGCTGGCTACTTCAAGTATCGCCGCTTTGGTCTGCGGATGAATGATAACATGAAAGCCGTGGTCAAACAGTATGAGCGTGACAATGACCTTGTGCTGCAATTCCTTGAGGAAAAGTGTGAGCAGAAGGACGATGCTATCACGAAAGCAAAGACTCTCTTTGATACCTATAAGATTTGGTGCAAGAGCAACGGTTACTACGTGTGCAGCATGAAGAAATTCAATGCAGAAGTGACCGCACACCCTGAATGGTATGCAGAAAAGGCTATGAGCGGCGGCGTTACAGTATACCGTGGACTGTCCTTGAAGCCTGTTTAAGCATAAAACTGTAGAGCATGTAGAGTATTTTAGCATTTTGCTATAATTTACTCTTAGTACGCGCGTATATAGAAGAAGTTATAGCAAAACACGATTTTGCTCTACTTGCTCTACAAAACATCACAGAAGGAGGATTTTACAATGGAAAGCTATGTCGAAAGATGGGAACGGGAGCAGAAGGAGAAGAAAGCCGCTGCGGAAAAGAAAGCCCAGAGAAAAGCCCAGAAGATGAAGAACGCGCAGAAGGAGGTAGCCCAGGATGGCAAGGACACAAGGGGCGAAGGACACGAAGCCCAGGAAGCCGCGGGAAGATGATAATAAACCCTGGGAGAGTTCCCCGATAATTCAGGGACATAACCCTGACCTTCCAGAAGGGTACAATACTAAGCGTATCATGTTCATGCAGGCTATTCTACCTACAGAACCCCTTGACCATGATGATGTGGAGGAAATGGAAAGACGTTTCCAGAAGTATCTACAGAAGTGTGCAGAATGGGATATGAAGGTAGGCAATCAGGCGGCGTATGCTGCTATCGGTATCAATAAGGATTTGGTGTATGAATGGACTGTGCGTAGACAGACGAACCCCAAGCGCACCGAATTTATTAAAAAAGTGCAACAATTCTGCGCCATGTACCGTGAAGGACTCATGGAGGATGGCAAGGTCAACCCGGTTACGGGTATCTTCTGGCAGAAGAACTATGACGGCATGAAAGACCAGCAGGAAGTTGTTCTCACGCCTAACACTAACCCTCTGGGTGACCAGCAGGACGCAGAAGCACTCAAGCAGAAGTATCTGGAAAATACCTATGGGGTTACGGGAGAACTCCCAGAAGGGGCAGAAAGCCCTTTACAGCTTCCAGAAAGCACAGAAGGGGTTATTGTCGAACCTGCGGAAACTCCCAGAAAGCCCAGAAGGGCGCAGAAAGCCCCTATAACCGAATAACCCACCTCACCCCGGCGCGGCTCCTGTGGCTGTGCTGGGGTCTTTCCATGCCCTGCGGGGCTGTCCCGCTCCTGCTGCCCAGGGTGGCGGCGTGGGCTGTGCCTGCTGCGCTCCTGACCTGCTGACCGCCTGCGGGACGCTGTGCGCCCTCCTGGGCGTGTTTCTGCTGCGGGTGGGCAGTTACACCACGGGACGCGCTGCGACTGTCCTGGGCTGTCTGAGCGCGTCAGGGCATAATAAAACCCCGGCAGGCTGTGAACCTGTCCGGGGCTGTCCTGGGCTTAAAATAGCTTGATGCGGGGGCGTTGCTTTCTCCAATACTTTACCATGCTGTGCAGGCTGTCCGCGTCTATCATGGGGACATTGTACAGCTTCAAGCCGTCAGGGGTCATATAATAGCCCTGTCCGTATCTGGGTAGGAGTTCGCAACCCTTCAAGCCTAATATATTACGGCTGTCTTGTGCGGAGCGGGTGCGGAGTGCTACACGCGCGTCAAAGTTTACTTTTATGGGCGTGGGTATTACTGTAGCAAGTGGGCATTGTGTGGCGGCTATAACGTGGACATTTGCGGCGCGTCCTATCTGACATAACCGTTGTATGAGCGGCTGCACCTGTCTTTTATTCGTGGTCATCAAGTCCGCTAATTCATCTATAACCACGTAGACCGCGCCGC